TACCAATCGGTGCTACTGTAACCTCAGGACTTATAATGTTAATAATTGTTCCTGGTGTTGAGGCAGGAATGGTGCCACTGTTAGCAGGAATCATTACAACTGGAATCTGTAAATCAGAAACATTACCACCACCACTTGTTGCACCTGGAAGAAGAGTTGGATCAATAACACTTCCTGCACCAGTTACACTATCAACAATACTAACTGCTGCTGATGATGGAACGCTTGTTCCTGTACTAATAATGTTAATAGGTCCAAAACAGACTTCACCTGTCATGTAATTTACTGTACCTGCTGTACTATTAGTATATACCTTCTTATTACCTGTATTATAGAAAGTTTTTAAGTTTCCATAACCATCATCCTCAAATTGTTGATCTACACCAGGTCTATCTGCAGTTCTAAACGTACCAGACAAGATAACTGGTTCTTTTGTACAACCAGATGCTTCATTACCGTCCTGACTAGGTGCAGAGTTATATAACTCTCCTCCAGTGCTAATACAATAGGTATTAGTTTGATTACTGTTAGGATTGATATATTTTAGAATAGTTGTTTGAACAGAAACGTCAGAAATAGCATTATCTGCTAGTGTGATTGCTTTCTCGTATGCTTGACCTCTAAATGTCGAGTTGAAGTTGTTTATTTGTGTTTGACTTGCCCATTGTGATATTGCATTCTGAATATTGGTTTTAATTTGAGATGATGAAGATCCTGCACCAGTATCGTATAGCGCAAACACTTTTGTGTAGATGTAGACGTTATCAGGATCGACTACAACAGGGTCAATCGATGCCATGGAGTATTTCCTAAGGTCTGCTGATATTTCTTTCTTTGTAGCGTCATTTAGAAGAGATCCAGTCTTTGTTTTGATTGCAATATACACTTTACCGTAAACTGGAGGGTTTAAACTATCTCCACCATAAGCAACAACAGAATCTGCGTTGCTATAGATCCTTTGAGTGATCAAAGCATAGTCTTGAGCAGTAACTGCTCTATATTGTGAGGAATAGAATCTTGGTGCGTTATATTTGATTGATTCTATACTTTCTGCAGCACTACCAAGTTGTGCACGGTGATTTACTGTTAAAGTGGTTGCTGATGCTGTATATGATTGTCCTAATGAGTCAATTATCGCTCCAATGAAGTTAAATGACTTTACTTCGTTTGCTGCAGCACCAGAAGTTACCAAATATTCTAAAACTACGACTTCTCCGTCTTTTAATGCTCTTCCAACACTATCATCACCAAATCTAACGTTAAAACGCATATCTTCACCTTCTGAAAGGAAGAATGCCCTTGTAGTCGATGTTAGGTTAGTTACAGTGTCAACTCTATTGTAGATATCTGCTGCTGTTGCTGTTTCGTTTGCTCTTACACTTACAGAAAGTGTATTGATGTCTGCTTCTGCAGAAGGAATGGTATATGTCTGATTTGCGAATGTATTTACAATGTATGAGAAGGTAACAAGTGACCCTTCATACACACAAAGGTCTGGGAAAGTTCCAATACCTGTTGTTGGACTAACTTCTACAGTAGTGTCTCTTAAAATGTTCCAAACATAGTTACCACCTGTCGCAACTGGACCTTTTCTTATAGTAACAGTGCTAGGATACACTCCATTTGCTTGAGTTGTCTGTATATCGATTTTTAATGATGCTCTCGCTGCAGTTACACTCTTAGGAGTGTAGTTCATTAACTTTGCAATATTGATAACGTTATCTCTAACAGTAGAAGACGGTAAGAATGCTTCATTCAACGACATGTTGGCATTGAACGCTGTATAGTAAGTATTATAAGCAAGCATATCAATCATATATGACAATGCTGATCCATCAAAGTCATAATCAGTAAACTCGCTTCGAGTTCTTAGATATGATTTGATACTTGCTTTGACATCTTCAAAGTCTAGTGCTGTTAAGTTGTTTGGTTGCATTACTCAGGTCTCTGTAAGACAAATGTGATATTCTCAACTATGGGTAATCCGACAATTCTATATTCAACAGATACATTAATTTGGTTTCGCTCATAAACAGGCAAAACAGTCACTTCAGTCAGGTCTACTCTTGGTTCATGCTGTTTGATGGTATTTATTATCTCATCCTTGATAGAATCAGCAATAAATGGGTCTAGTGGTTCAAAAAGTAACTCATTTACTCTAGAACCTACTAAAGGTTGAAAAGGTTTCTCGCCTGGAACGGTTAAAACAAGATTTTTGATGGATTGTTTGATTGCATTCTCATTTGAAACACCATATATGTCTTTTGTAAATGGATTTCTAGGCAATGAGATATTTACATCCTCGAATCTACGAGAACGCTTAAAATCTGAACCATCAATGTCTTTTAACGCCATTTGCTAAGTGGTTTTACATCCTTTTCCTTTTTGGTAGGATACTCACTTATCAAGACTTTGCCACTTTTGACAAATTCTTCACTTTTGTCTACTTTTACGACCATAGTCACTCCGATCCTAAATCTATTTATTCAACTTCCGATAAAAACGTTAGGACTTGATCCAGATACAACGCTAAGGCAATCAAATGGCACAGTATTATTTCCAAACGGGTCTGCAAATCTACCTGCTCTCTTACCTTCTATAAAAACTGTTTTACACGTTGCAAATAATCTTCTATTATGTCCAACAGAGGGTTCACGACCATTTCCACCTACACCAGTTGTACAATGCCATGCAGGAGTCGATCTAACAGTCAAACATTTGAATCCTATTGATATTGTAGTAAATCTCGTTCGAGTAGGATGAGTTATCAAATCATCTTGATCAATAATAGGTACTAAGTCATTTACTATTACAGTTCTGTTAAAAGGATCGTTTCCACCTGACTGAGGATTCCTCGGTCTTTGAGGATGAGGTGGCCAAGTTGCAAAATTATTAACGAACGGAACTCGTTTATGTACAATCGTCTCTTGTAATGATGCATGAGGACAAGGACTAACAAATCCTCCACCTGGACCAGGTTGCCAAGTCACACCATTACCTCTTCCGTGTCCGCTACACGTTCCTGTAAAGAGTGCACACGCTTGATGTCCGCTTGCCATTACGTTACTTGATAAGGATTACCATACGCAGCAGTTGCTTTTGCCAAAGTTTGTGCTGATTGAGTAAAATCATTCAACATAAGCATATTTCCTGATGCTGACCAATTCTGACATCCTGGACCTTGTATTCCACCAAGGAAACTAAAAGTTGATCCAACTCTAGTTGATGCAGGAGGTTGTGGGCAACTAAAATGACTTGTCCCTACATTTGCTACATTAAC